AAAAAGAAGTGCTGAAGCTTACAGAAAGTGGAAAGAAAATAATTAGTATATTTGTAAAAGTTGCGCTCTCACAATAAGCAACAAAGAGATTTAATTGACCTCTGTAATGAATTGAGAAGTGAGAGCCTCAAGGATTTACGGAGGTTTTTTTTTAAATAAAATTATGGACAAACTAGGATATACATTTTACCCAAAAGACTTTATTTCAGACCCTGAAGTAATGATGATGACACCAAGCCAAAGAGGTATTTATAGGGACTTAATAGACCTTGCTTATATGAATGACAATAAGATAAAATATAACCTTACTCAGTTATCTAAATATTGTAACGCAAGTGAGGAGGAAATAAGCGAAATATTAAATTTAAAAGGTTTAAAAGAGGACAGTTTTTGGACTATTCCAAGCTGTGATAAAAGGATAACTAAAATTCTAGCAAATAGAGAAAATGGAAGCAAAGGAGGAAGACCAAAAAAACCCAAACAAAACCCAAACCATAACCCAAACGAAACCCAAACCAAAAGGCAAAGAGAAAGAGAAAGAGAAATAGAAAATAATATATATAGGAGCTTCGCTCATTTATCTATCACAAACGACGAAATAGAGAAACTAAAAGAAAATTACACTGAAGCACAAATAGACAGCACACTAGACGAAATAGAAAACTACAAAGGTAATAAGAGTTATAAAAGTTTATATTTAACAGCTCTTAATTGGCTTAAACGTAAATACGGAGAGAAAGGCAAAAAAGAGGATATAACGACTAGACTAAGAGACGAAGCTAAAAAGTATAACTATGATATTAAATAACGGACACTCAACACAATTCTTAAAAGACTATAGAGACGGAAATATCCCTTTCGGACTTAAACTAGGATGCAGACTAGACGAGCACTTAGTTTATAAACATAACCAACTTAATATCTTTCTCGGCCACGATAACGTAGGTAAGAGTTACTTCCAGCTTTGGTACTTCCTGGCACTAGCAACTAACCACAATTTAAAATTTTGTTTGTTTATGGACGAAAATAGCTCAGGTAAAGTAATGCGAGACTTAATTCAGATGTACACAGCTAAAAAGTTTATGGAATTAACACACAAAGAAATTAGGAGAGCTGAGGTTAAGCTAGAAAACTATTTTACTTTTATTGATAATACTAGGAGATACGAGATAAAAGAGGTAACAGACTTATTCTTAAAAAGCGGTGCTGACTGTTTGCTTATAGACCCTTTTAACGCTTTAAAGACTGAATTAACTTATTCTAGTAATTACGAAGTTTTGAACGAACTAAAGTTAATAACTAAGCAAAGTAACTATTCGATATTTATTAATGCTCATCCAGTTTCTGCTACAGGTAGACTATCTGCGACTTATCCAAAAGAGCATGAATGGAACGGACAAGTAAGAATACCTTTAAAAAGTGACATAGAAGGAGGTAAGGCTTTCGCAAATAAAGCAGATGACTTTATAGTTATTCACAGGTTAATTAGTCACGAGCAGCTTTGGATGTTTACACTATTAGAAGTAGTAAAAATAAAAGATACTGATACAGGAGGAAAGCCGACGTTTTACGAGAAACCTTTATTTTTAAATTATAATTTTGGCAAAGGCTTTTTAATTGACGGAGTAGACGTAATAAAAAGAAGCGAATATTTTAAAACTGTTGAACCTTTAGAAATTGATTAAAATGGATTATTTATTAGACTACATACTTGCTAAAAGGTCAATAAGACTAGCAATTAAAGAAATAAAAGACGAAACACTTAAACAAGACCTAGTAACTACTGCTCAGTTCTTAATTGAATTAGACTTAAACATGAATCATATTACTGGGCGTACTTCTGATTTAACACTAGCTATCTTGCAAAAGGATGCAGAGATAGAAAAGCTTAAACAACAAGTAGAGGAACTTAAGGAGTTATTATGAATTTCTGCTCAGATTTTAGACACGATTTAGAAGTAGGACAAATAGGCGAAAAGCTTTTAAACGATATTCTTAACTTTAAAACTATTGAAGTCAAAAGAGATAGCTGGATACATAAAAGCGGAAATATAGCTATTGAGTTTGAAAGTAGAGGCAAACCCTCAGGAATAGCAAAAAGTACAGCTAACTGGTGGGCAATTATTTTTAGTGGAGAGTATAAAGACAAATATATTTTAATGATTGAATCTAGTAAATTAAAAGAGATAGCTAGAATATATTATAAAAAAGGAAATATCAAAGAAATGGGAGACGATAATACAAGTAAAGCTGTATTAATACCATTAAAAGAATTTTTTATATGAGACCTAAAAAATGTAAAATCTGCAAAGAACAATTTACACCAGTTAGAAACTTACAAATAGTTTGTTCTCCTAAATGTGGCTTTGAATACGTTGAACTTCAGAAGCGTAAACAGTGGCAAAAGAGAAAGAAAGAACTAAAAGAGAAACTACTCACAAGAACAGACTATTTAAACTTGTTACAACGTGCTTTTAATGCTTACATAAGAAGACGAGACCAGGATAGGAGATGTATTTCTTGTGGAACGTATAACGGAAAAATGAACGCTGGGCACTATATGAGCGTAGGTAGTACTCCTGAGCTTCGTTTCAATGAAGATAACGTACACAAACAATGCGAACGCTGTAATTCCTATTTCAGCGGAAACTTAGTAAACTATAGAAGAGAATTAATAAACAGGATAGGAGTAGATAGAGTAGAATTTTTAGAGCGTAAAGACCACGAGCCACTAAAATTAACTATTGACGAGATAAAAGAATTAATAAAAAAATATAAAAAAATGTAATTGGTATTGAATTATTATATATATTTGAAACATAAAACAATTAAACTATGAAAAATTTATTTAAAGCAATAGCGGACTTTCAGCAAGAAGTACCGACTATTCACAAAGGAACAAAAGGCTATGGCTATTCTTACGCTGACTTGCCTACTATTTTTGAAAAAATTAACCCACTACTTAAAAAGCATGGACTTGGCTTTATGCAAAACTTACAAAGTAAAGAAGGAATAACTTATCTAGAGACTGCTATTTTTCACGTTGAAAGTGGAGAGCAGTCAATAAGTAATGTAGCTATTCCTGAAGTAGCTTTAAAAGGAATGAATGACTATCAGTCTTTTGGTAGTGGAGTTACTTACTACAGACGTTATGCTTTGAGCAGTGCCTTAGGACTTGTAACTGACGTTGACAACGATGCCTCAGGAGAGCAAGTTAAAAAAGTAACTAAGAAAACTACTTTAACAGCTACTCAGTTTAATAAAGCAGTTCAAGCTATTGCTGAGGGTACTTACACAAAAGAGGAACTTATAGAGAAGTTTGAATTAACTAATGAGCAACTTAAAACTATAGAACAATGAAACAATACCTTTGCCATGCTTCAGCGGTTGGTAAAATAATGACTAACGCAAGAAGCAAAACAGAATTATTAAGCAAAACAGCTAAGACAGCAGTAGAAGAGCAACTTTTATTTAATGAGTTTGGAATTAAAAAAGACTTCTCTAATAGATATACTGAAAGAGGTACTAACCAGGAGGAAGATAGTATTTTATTTTTCTCAAAAGTTAGCGGACACTTTGGAGTATTTAAAAATGAAAAAAAGTATAAAAATGATTACTTTGTAGGAACTCCAGATATAGTTACTGACGAAGCTATTATTGATATTAAAACTAGCTGGGATGCTACGACGTTCCCTTTCTTTGAGAGTGAGTTACCTACTAAAGATTATCTTTATCAAGTCCTTGCTTATATGGACTTAACAGGACTTAAAAAGGGTTATGTAGCTTACTGTTTAATTAACCATACAGAAGATGCTATTCAAGACGAAATAAGGAGGGAAACGTGGAAACTAAAAGCTATTGACCCAACAGACGAGCAAGCACTAGAAATAGAGCAGAAAGTTAGAGACAAAATGCAATACGATAGAATACCTGAGAATTTAAGAGTTAAGATATTCGAAGTAGAATATAACGAGGACACTATTAACGAAATGAAGCAAAGAGTTGAGGAGTGTAGAGAGTATTACAATATGCTTCAAGAGAGTTTAAATAAAGTAACAGTATAAAATAAAATAAAAATGGAAGAAAAAACATTTACAGACGGACTAATAGTAAAAAGAGCTGAGAACGCACCTGACTGGGTACTTTGCAACATTAGTATAAAGGTTGAGGACTTTACTAAGTGGATGCAAGACCACCAAGATAAAGGCTGGGTTAATATTAGTTTATTAATGAGCAAAGGGGGGAAGCCTTACGGAGTTAAAGACACTTATAAGCCAAAAGAGGAAACTCAAAAAGAGCCTTTAATGGATAACGATTTACCTTTTTAAATTATGGAAGCAGAAGACTTAGCAAACTTACGAAACGAAACTAAGCGTTTAATAGTTCGTTATTGTGTAGATAATAAAATAAGTTATTCAAAGTTAGCATCTAGGGCGGGTATGCATCCCGCTCAGGTGCTTAACTACATGAGTAATAAAATAGGACTCACAGATAGCAGTCTTATGAAGTTAGGAGAAATTATAAAAGAATAATTATATATTTGTCCCATGTTATCTAAATTATATAAGAAGCATAGCAAATGGGTTAACATAGTTAATAAGCTAGGAGGAGGCGACTATTCAGAAGATATAGTGCAAGAAATGTATCTGAAGCTATCTAAAATAGAACTCAAAGAACAAACGATAGACACTTTCGTATATTATGTATTAAGAAACATGACTTTTGACTTACATAGAAAGAAAAGCAACGTATTCAAAGTTGACTTAGAAGACTGTGTTTTTTTAGAGTATTTAGAAGACCAAGGAAAAGAGGAACTAGAAACTATTTACGAAAGAATAGAAGACGAAGTAGAAGACTGGCACTGGTATGATAAAATGCTTTGGCAACTATACACAGAAGATAGAACAATGAGAGAACTGGCTAAGGATACTAAAATAAGTTTGTCTAGTATCTTTCATACTATCAAGACTTGCAAAGAAAGAATTAAAATAGCTGTAGGCGAAGACTACGAAGACTATGTAAACGAGGACTACGAGAAAATATGAGCACAGCTGAATTAACATATAACTTAAAAGACGAAAACGACTATAAAGCTTTTCAAAGAGCTATTAAGAGTAATGACATGGCTTTAATGCTTTGGGACTTGTATATCAATAGAAGAGCTGAGGTTTACAATAAGATAGAAAGCTTAGACTTACCTAATGAGAGAATAACTGGAATGTACGAAGGAGTTACAGAAGTTTACGAGCTTATTACTGAGTTATTAGAGCAGTACAATATAAGAAAGGAAATACTATGAAGGACAAAATAGTAGAAAGCGTAGTTAATAAATTTAATGAAAGGTCCGAACTAGGAATTAAAAAGTATAAAACTACTTTAGCAGAAAATAATACTGATAATTTTCTAATTCACTTACAAGAGGAGTTAATGGATGCTACTTTGTATATTGAGAAACTAATTAAACAAGGAAATGACAAAAACTAAGGCTTTCAGTATATTGGATAACTTTATAGACACTTACCCTAAATACGAGGAGATAATGTTAAGTAAAGAAATATATACTAGAATAGGTTTAACAGAATATAGAGAAAGAAAATTAATAACTAGCCCTTTTATTCCTAAAAGGTCTGTATACGGAATTAAATTAGAATACAATGGAGAAGAGTAACGAATATTACGAGAACTTAGACAAAAGAACTAAGGAGTACAAAGAATGGAAAGCTAACTTTGAAGAGGCAAACGAGGAAACTTCTGAGGGTTTAGGAGATACTATAGAGAAAGTAACAGAAGCAACTGGAATCAAAAAGCTAGTCAAGTTTATTGCTGGAGATGACTGCGGATGCGACGACAGAAAAGAGAAACTAAATAAGCTATTCCCTTATAATAAGCCTGAATGCTTAGAGGAAGACGAATACAACTATTTAACTGACTTTTTTAGTAAACCTAAGACAATGATAAGACCTGAAGAGCAAAAGCAACTAATTAAGATTTATAATAGAGTATTACACTACGACTTTAAGCCTACTAGTTGCGGCCCTTGTTTTAAAGGAGTACTAAATAAATTAGAAACCTTTTATACTAATTACAAGTGATTTACTATTACGTTAAACTCAAAAGAGGAATAAGTAATGACTTAATCGAGGAAATATTAAACTTCATTAAAGGAGGACACTACATAGTAAGCTTTGTAGATGAGATAGAAGACGACAACGAACTAAATGCAGAAGTAATAGAAATAGAAGAGGAAAAATATTACATGCTAAAAAACTTAAACTAAATAAACATGAAACAAATAATAAAACAACTAGACCTAATAGTAGGAAGTAAAACTTTTAATAGAACAGTAGTACTAGCTTTCTTTACATTGAGCTTAATATATAACTCACAAGAGAAATGTAGTACAGCTATCTTATTCGCTATTTATGCTGTTCTTTACTATCTAATATCAGATAAGAAAAATAAGTAAGAGATAAGTTAAAATAACACAAAATAACATGCCATTTAAGAAAGGAAATAAAGAAGGTAATGGTAGACCTAAGGGAGCGGAAAATAAGCTAAGCAAAGAGGCGAGAGAGGTCTTTATTAAAACTTTAGAAGGGCAAGTTCCTAACATAGAAGATGCATTTGCTAAAGTGCTAAAAGAAAGTCCAGGTAAGTACTTAGAACTATTCGCTAAGTATGCTCAGTACTTCGTACCTAAGAAAACAGAAACAGAAGTAAAAGGGGAACTATCTACTAACTTCGACTTTGAAGAGACTATTAAACGCCTAAGAGGTGATAAATGAGAAATACCTAGTATTCGACTCTGACTCACGCTATTACATAGTAACTGGTGGACGTGGCTCGGGTAAGTCGTTTGCTATATCAACTTTACTATGTTTACTAACTCAACAGCAAGGACATGTCATTCTTTTTACTCGTTATACTTTGCGCTCAGCTAGCGTATCTATTATTCCCGAATTTTTGGAGAAAATAGAACTCTTAAAAATGGAGGACTTATTTCACGTCACAAAAGACGAAATAATAAACCTAGCTACTAACAGCCGTATACTATTCAGAGGTATTAAAACAAGCTCAGGAGACCAAACAGCTAACTTAAAGTCTTTACAAGGAGTTACTACTTGGGTACTAGATGAGGCAGAGGAGCTAACAGACGAAGACACTTTTGATAAAATAGACTTATCAGTAAGAGCTAAAGGAATACGAAACAGGGTAATACTAATAATGAACCCTACAACTAAAGAGCATTTTATCTATCAAAGATTCTTTGAAGCTAGGGGAGTGCAAGAAAGCACTAACGACAAAAAAGGGGATACTACATATATTCATACTACTTACCTAGACAATATAGACAACTTAAGTGAAAGCTATTTAAATCAAATAGAGAACATTAAACAGCGCAGACCCGAGAAGTACAAGCATCAGATATTAGGAGGCTGGCTAGATAGAGCAGAGGGAGTAGTATTCAACAACTGGCAAATAGGACAGTTCAAGCAAGTAAGTACTAGCGTATTCGGACAGGACTTTGGCTTTTCAGCAGACCCTACTACCTTAGTAGAAACGTCGATAGATAAAAGCGGAAAAAAGATATACATTAAACTACACTACTATAAGCAAGGCTTAACAACGTCACAGATAGCAGAGTTAAATGTACGCTTTGCTAAAAAGAACTTAATAGTAGCAGACTCAGCAGAGCCTAGGTTAATTAGTGAACTAAGCGCTGTTAATAACATAGTGCCAACTATTAAAGGGCAAGGCTCAGTAACTTTCGGAATAGCTTTACTTCAGGACTTTGATTTGATTATAGACCCTGATAGTACGGACTTAATTAAGGAACTAAACAACTACAGCTGGCTAGAAAAGAAGAGTAATACTCCTATAGACAAATACAATCATGCTATAGACGCTTTAAGATATGCAGTAAGCTATCAGTTAGAGAATGTACATAGAGGAGAATATTACATAAGATAAAGGTAGGTTAACTCAGTTACATGAGAGGGGGACAATGTTGAGAGCATAGAAGCTAAGTTAACTAGCTACCCCTCTCACTACCGACTTTAATACAAAAGAATAATTAAACGTATATAAATTATGGAAGTAAAAATTAATGTTCCTGAGAACTTAAGCGAGATAACTCTAGTTCAGTATCAGTCTTTTTTGAAACAAGCTAAAGACGTTCAAGAGGATGAGTTAAAGGCTTTAATGATTAACCACTTTTGCCTAATACCACTAGATGAGGTAGGAATGATAGAAAAGAAGTCAATAGATGAGATATGCTTTCACTTAGATAACTTGTTTATCCAAGATAAACCACTAGTAAATAAGTTTAAGTTAAAAGGCTTTAACTTCGGCTTTATACCTAAGTTAGATGCTATTACTTTTGGAGAGTATGTAGACCTTGACAAGTACATAGGAGACTGGGAAGAAATGCACAGAGCTATGGCTGTTTTATTTAGGCCGATATGTAACAGTTTAAAAGAGGAGTACAGGATAGTAGATTATAAAGGAACTGAACCTTATAGCGAGTTAATGAAGCTAATGCCTTTAAATGTAGTGTTAGGTGCACAGGTTTTTTTTTACAATTTAGGAAGCGAATTACTAAAAGCTTTGCCCAGTTATTTGGAGAGGCAAGCGAAAGAGATTACTCAGCACGCTCCCAATTTAGCAAAAAATGGGGATGGTATTCCAGTATTTATCAACTCGCTAGAGGAGATGTTAGATACTTTGAAGAGGTCACTAGATTACCGCTTGCTACAGCCCTTACATACCTAACCTTTGAAACTGAAAAGAATAGAATAGAAACAAACGAAATAAAGAAAAGCTTTAAGAGATGACAGGATACTATAACATATTAACAACTATTAGAGAGCAGTTAGAGCAAGATGTTTTTGTTAATACAGTAACAGAAGGCGATATATTCGAGATAGACTTAAGCAAGCAGACTATATTCCCTTTATCTCATGTTATGGTTAACAATTTAACGAGAGAAAGCAACGTACTTCGGTTTAATGTTACTGTAATGTGTATGGATATAGTAGACAAACCAAAAGAGGAAACTACTGACATATTCAGAGGCAACGACAACGAACAAGACGTACTTAATACTCAGTTAGCTGTAGTGTTACGTATGCTTGAAATATTTGACAGAGGAGAGAACACAAGGACTTTTAGAATAGACGGAGACCCTAGTATAGAACCTTTTACAGAACGCTTTGAAAATTACTTAGCTGGCTGGGCTGTTACTTTTGATGTATTGATTCCTAACGAAATGACTATATGTTAGGCGAGGAGCTAAAAATAGAATTAAGCAAATTTGCTCAAGCTGTTATTAAAGCTAGTAGACAGAACCTAACTAAGAAAGATAAGAACTCAAGCAAAGAACTTTACAATAGCTTAGACTATGAATTAAGAGTTATGAAAAATAGCTTTGCTTTTAGCTTCTTAATGGAGCGATACGGCTTATTTGTAGACCAAGGAGTTAAAGGAGCAAATCCTAGTAAAGTAAAAGGAGGGGACAAAGCAATAAGAGGGCAGCAAGCTCCTAATAGCCCTTACAGATTTGGCAGTGGAAACTTTAAAGGAACTTGGGGAACTTTTGTAAATAACATTGAAAAATGGGTTAAAAGAAAAAACCTAAGATTAAGAGACGAGAAAGGAAGATTTACAAAAGGAACTTATAAAACAATAGCTCAAATAGTAGCTGGAAACATTTATAATAGAGGAATAAAGCCGACTATGTTTTTTACTAAGCCATTCGAAGCAGCTTTTAAAAAGTTGCCTGATGACTTGATAAATAAGTTCGGTTTAGATGTAGAAAGATTTTTAACAAGTACAACAAAGAATATAACAAATGACTAGTATATTTGTAAGAAGCCCTTATATAGTAAGTAAGACAGCTACAGTTTCAGACGTAGTAAAAGCGGAACTATATTTATATAACAACCCAGCATCAGTACCTGGTACGCCTACTTACACACTAAGTAAAGTAATACCTAGCTCGATAGCAGATACAGCTTACTTTGATGTTAGCCCTTACTGTAGAGAGTATATTTCTTTTCAGAAGTTTACTAGTGCTTCAGTAGAAACAGCAGCTGGCAATAGTGAGTATGTTAACTTGAGAGTTATTCTCTACGTAAACGAGGTACAAGAATTAACAACTGACTATGTAGCTTTTGACGGATTCGGATATTATGAACAAGGATATAACCCAAGCTTAGGAGATACAAGCGGAATAACTGACAGCCATATATTTTTAGACGAAGCTACTTACTACGTACAAGAGACAGGAAACGGAGGAGGAATATACTATCACAATGTATCAGGTAGTTTAACTCAAGCTGTTTACAATAACACAGATGCTATAAGCTTAAACAATGGAGTTAACTTTGTGCCTTATGTGCACCCTAGCCATATCGGAGTAACTAACCAAGTTGATATTTACGAAGCTGGAGCTCCTGTTAGAACTTATTACTTTGTGCCTATTTGCGAGCCTAAATACAGCCCTATAGTATGCGACTTTATTAACCAGTACGGAGTCTGGCAGCAGATAATATTCTTTAAAGCCAGTCAAAGTAACTTTGAAGCTACTGGCACTGAGTACCACTTTATGAGTGAGAATATTAACTACGATATATACGAGAATAGAAGACAAGTATTTAATAGAAACGCTATTAAATCAATTACTTGTAATACTGGCTTCGTACCTGAAAGTTATAAGGATGTAATGAAAGCAATGTTACTTAGTGAGAAGATAATGCTAAACGACGAGCCAGTTAAGTTAAGAACTCAGAGCGTATTATTACAAGAGCATATAAACGAGAAACTAATAAACTACAGAGTAGAATTTGAGTACAGTCATAACCAACTTAACTATGTTATTTAATGAGACAAGTACAGATATATATTAATGACCAAATATTAGACTTATTCGACGACGAGAATATAGAGGTAAGTTCTAGCGTTCAAAACATTAACGACATAGCTAAAGTATTTACTGACTTTTCTCAGCAGTTCACAGTTCCTGCTTCTCCTAATAATAACCAAATATTTAGACACTATTACCAAAACGATGTAGAAGACGGTTTTATAGCTAAGACTAGACAACCAGCGAGAATAGAAATAAACTACACGCCTTTCAGGACTGGTAAGATACAACTAGAAGGAACAGAACTAAAAGACGGACAAATACAAAACTATACTATTACTTTTTATGGCGAAGTAGTTACTTTAAAAGACTTATTTCAAGACGACAAGTTAAGGGACTTAGACTATAGTAGTATAGAGTTTGAGGGTACTTATGCCGAAGTGAAAAACACTATTACAAGCGGAGCGGACTTAGATGTAAGATTTCCTTTAATATCTAGCGAGAGAGTTTGGACTTATGGCAGTGGCACAGAGAATATAGCTAACTCAGGAACTGCTATAGAGTTTGGAGAGTTATTTCCAGCAATTAGAGCAAAGAAAGTACTTGAATTAATAGAGAACAAATACGGTATAAATTTTACTGGTAGTTTTATAGATTACGATACAAGATTTGAAAACTTATTTACATGGTGGAAAAATAGCGACGTATTTACAGCTGGTAAGGCTCCTGTTCTTTTAGAATGGCCAGTATATTCTCCTGTTAATCCTAATCCTACAGGCGCAGAGGTTGACTATGACCCACTAGCAGATAATAAAGTAAGGTTTAAATACATTGATGTAATGCAATGGACACCTTATAATGACGGAACTTGGACTTTTAATTATGCTTATTTTCAGTCTCAGCTATTAGTGGCTGCTGCAAATCCAGCTTCTCAGTTTGTTATTGATGTTTACAAAAACGGAACTTATGAATATAGCACTGGAGTAATTACGTCAGATGTCTATTTAGAATGGGCTGTAGAATATCAGAACTTGACAGGAATGGATGATTATTACGAGTTTTATTTTCGTTCAAATGATTCAGACACTTTTATAGTATCAGTAGGTTGGAATTTTGTATACAGCGTAACAGATTCAAGTAACCAAACTTTTGAAATTAGTAGAAGTGCGGGTAGTGATAACTATTCATTTGTTCAAAGCGACTTTATAGACTTTAACTTTACTGCTCCTGATATAACTATTTCAGACTATTTCTCGGGGCTTTTAAGAATGTTTAATTTAACGTGCTACCCTACTGCTACTGATACTTTTCAAGTTGAGCCTTTAGAAAGATGGTACGCTTACGGAGAAACAATAGACATAACGCAATATACTGACATAAGCACTATAAAAGTAGATAGACCAAAGCTTTACACTAACATAGAGTTTAACTGGCAAGAAAGTAAAAGCTTATTGAATGTTAAATACAAGGAAAACAACAACAAACAATACGGAGGGCTTACTAGTTATTTCGGATATGACGGAGGAGACTTTATAATAGATTTGCCTTTTGAGACTTTATTATTTAGCAAGTTCACAGGCACAGATTTACAGGTAGGCTATTCACTAGAAACTGCTCCTGACTATAAGCCTGTTATTCCTAATTGTACTATGCTATATTTTTACCCTCAAAGTAAAACAACTAGCTTTTATTTAAGTGACGGAGTTACACCTGAAGAGATAACAAACTACTACCCTTTTGGACAAGATACTTTTTACAATGTTTCAGACTATTCAATCAACTTCAACGAGGAAATAAGTTCTTTAAGTTTAGAGCCAAACGAGAACTCGCTATATAACATATATTATAGAGCATATTTACAAAACTTATTTTCAGACAAAGCTAGGATAGTTACAGTAGATACTAACTTACCTTTAAGCTTATTAAACTCTATTCAGTTAAACGATGCTTTAATTATAAGAGATAAGAAGTATAGAATTAATTTAATGAAGTCTCAGTTAACTACTGGCAAAGTAACACTAGAATTAATTACTGACTTAGTGGTAACAACTAGACGAAAAGTACCTCCAGTATTTCCTACAGTTCCTGAAGGTGGAGGAGTTATAAGCGTACCAGTTGCACCTATTAAGCCAAGCAAAGGAGACGTTTGGAACGTAGTCCCAGCTGCGCCTTACCCTTGGATAAGTACAGACCCTGTAGATGTAACAGACGAAAATGGGGACATAGTAATAGACTTTATAATAGCTACTAATGTAAGCGGAGTTAAGAGAGAAGCTGAGTACACTATTCAATATAAGAACTCTAACGGAGACATAATCGAGGAAGAGAAATTTATAATTAAACAAGACGGAGTAGACGGATATTTATTACAAGAAGATAATAGCTTATTATTACAAGAAAACATACAAAAAATAAAACTATGAGACTAATAATAGATTTACTACAAATGGACGAATGGCTAAAAGTCGGAGAGAATGTAGACATAGCTAAAGGCAAATACAAACTAGAAACAAGTTTTAAAGCTAAGTTGAAACAAGAAAAAAGGAAAAAAGCATGGCGATAGAAAAAACTGTTAATATAAATGTTGACACTGAGAACGCTACGAAAAACGTAGATAAATTATCTCTTTCTTTTGAAGAGTTAAAAAATGCTGCTACTGTAAAAGAGTTTAACGAACTTAAGAAACGTCTTAAAGAAATGGCTCTAGCTGGCGAAAAAGGCTCTAGAGAATTTAACGAGTTAGCTGCAAAGGCTGGCGAATTGCAAGGCAAATTAAGCAGCGCAAATAAAGAAGTAAAACAGTTATCTCAAAGCTTTAATAGTGCTTTAGTAGGGTCTTTACAAGGAGTAGCTCATGGTTTCGAATTTGCTAGTGGCTTAATGGGTGCCTTCGGAGTAGATAGCGAAAAAATGGAAGAAGCACTTTTACAAGTTCAAAGTGCTATGGCTATGGCTCAGGGTATACAGGGACTTATACATGCTTTTAAATCCTTTAAAGCTTTGATGATTATTATGCGAGCGGCTGCTGCTGCTAATCCATTAGGTGCAATTATAACAGCTATCTCTATACTTACAACTTTAACTGTAGCTTTAATTTTAAAATGGGACGAATTTACAAAATGGATAGGAATTGTAGACGATGAATCAGAAAAATTAGCTAACGAAAATCTAAAACGTACGGAAGATTTTTTAGAGCAATCAAGAAAACGAATAGAGGCTTTAGAAAAAGAACGTAAGGCAATAGAAAAAACTCGAGACTTTGAAATAAGAATGATGAAAGCTCGGGGAGATTCCGAAGCAGATATTTTTTATGCTATTCAAAAAAATAGAAAAGAACGATTACAAGCAAACATTGAATTTAAAAATCAAATAGCTGCAGAACAAAAATTGCTTGAGAAACAGTGGAACTTACTACATGATTTAGGAGAGTTAACAGAGAAAAAAGGAGAAGAAATTAACAAACAAATTGAAATTAATAATGATAAAATATTAAAACTAGAGGAAGAGTCAGTAGAGCTAGCTCGTCAAATGCAAATAGACGAAGTAGAATTTACTAGACAAGCAGAGCTTGATAAATTAAAAGCACAGCAAGAAGCTGCCGATAAACGAAAAGCAAGACGAGAAAAAGAGGCTGCTGAAAGAAAAGCTAGAGAGGAAAAAGAACTTGCTGAAAAGTTAGCTAGAATAGCAAAAGAGGCACAAGCAGAATCTGACTTAATTACTGAAATAGCTAAACTAGAAGATGAGTATTTACAAAGTAAAATAGAAAAAGAACAGCAAGAAATAAACGCTGTCTATGATAAGTACTTTGCTATATTAGAAGCAGCTAAACAACACGGAGAAGATACAGCTTTATTAGAGGAAGCACAGCAAGCAGCTATTAAAGAAATAAAAGATAGATATAGAAAAGAGGAAAGACTAAAACAAGCAGAACTATATAAAAAGTCTTTATTAGATGCTGCTCAAAGGGTTAAAGAAGAGGAAGAAAGAGAAGCTGCCTTAAGAGATGCTAAAATAGAAATGGCTCAACAAAGTTTACAAGCTATTTCAGATTTAGTAACTGCTTTTGCTGGAGAAAGTGAAGAGGCGCAAAGGAGAGCTTTTAATATCAATAAAGCTATAAGTATAGGGCAAGCAATAATAAGTACAGCACAAGGTATTATAACACAGTTAGCAGTACCACAAGATGCGTTAACTGGAGCTAACTTTGTTAAGGCTGGTATAGTTGCTGCTACAGGCGCTGCTCAAATTGCTACTATTTCTGCTACACAATTTCAAGCTAGTGGTAGCGGAGGTGGAGGAGGTGCTTCTCCTACTGCTCCGAATCCTCCTACTGCTGTAAGTTCTCCAGCTGTGTTTAACGTAGTAGGAAATACAGGCACTAACCAACTAGCAGAGACTTTAGGACAGCAACCTTTACAGGCTTATGTAGTCGCTGGAGACGTAACTACTGCTCAGTCGTTACAAAGAAACAAAATACAACAAAGTACACTTTAAACGTAAATAAGTTATGGAATTACAAGAAGTAGAATTATTTATAGAAGACGAGACAGAAGATGGAGTTTTCGCTGTTTCACTTGTCGAGAATCCAGCAATAGAAGAGAACTTTGTAGCCTTATCAGGTTATAAAATGGAGCTTAAAGTAGTAGACGATGAGAAGCGAATAGTTACAGGGCTAGCTTTAGTTCCTGAAAAGCGTATTTATCGCAAAATAAAAGAGAAAGAATTTAATATATACTTCTCTAAAGAAACTATCTACAAAACTGCTGAGCTGTTTATGAAAAAACTAAACTTAAACAACATAACAAGCGAACACGAAAGACCAGTTAAAGGAGTGAGCGTAATAGAGAGCTGGATAGTAGAAGATACTGACAAAGACAAGACAGCACTTTACAATCTTAAAGCTCCTGTAGGTAGCTGGGCAATCACTATGAAAGTTTACAACGAGGAAGAGTGGCAAAAGATAAAAGCTGGAGACTATAAAGGATTCTCAATTGAGGGGATTTATCAAGGACTAGAAGCCTTAGAAATGAGCGACGAAAAAGAGGACATTATTAAACAACTAAAAAACATAATTAAATAAAATGGCAAGAGATATTAAAAACACAGCTTATAATGTAAGGCTAGACATAGTTAACGACCCTTCAGGCTTAAAGAACGAGCAAGGCTCAATGTACTACTATAACGGACAAGTATATTACTTTGACGGAACTAACCCAGCAAGCGCACTATTAGATAGTGGTAGCGTAGTTACTACAGATGCTGTTAACTTTGGTTCTACTCAATGGAGTAAAACAATAGTAACTCCTGTTACTTTATTAAACGGAGAAATAGCAAACGGTTTTACTTTCTTTGATAATGCAACAGACAAAGTAGCAAGCGGTACTACTTCATACGACGAGCTAGACATAGCTGGAACTGGCGACCATGTTATTATACCTTATACTGGTACAGCATACGAGGGGCAAAGGTTACAGCACAATATTAGAGTAAACTTTGGTATAACTACTGGCTCTACTCAAACTTTAGGACTTTCTTTAAGACGTTTTGCAGACGACTCTATTATAGGAAGTGAAATAAAAGTAAATAGAGACCAAGATGTAAGCGGTAACCAATTTAATTTTGTTACTTACACAGCTGGAGCTTCAGACCCTTTCGTAACTGGTGGCTTTTACTTTGCTTTAAGAAATGACTCAGGAACTTCTGTAGATATTGAAGGAAGTATAGGAATATTAATACAGACTTACTATCAGAAGCCTACAATGTTTTAAATTATGACACCTAGTAAAACAAGCCCAGTCGGAGGTAATAGAGGTTGTCTATGTAAAGACGGAAAAACTTATTCTCGTAAATGTTGCGACGGTTCAATATTAGCGCAAGGAATAGGAAGCTTAGTAAGTGGCAATACTTCAGTAGTTACAAATGAAGATACTACACGAGTAGAAAGCGAGACTAGTAGTCCTATAGTAAGTACTAATAATAGCAACGTCACAAACGAGGACACTACTAGGACAATAGTAAGAGTTTCAAGTTAAAATTATAACAAACTATTTAATAAACGTATATATTAATGAACGTTCTTTTAGAGAGTTACACAGACTACCCTCAAAGTGCTACTAACAACGCAAAGAGAGCACTTGAATGGGTTGAAAAACATGGCTGGGGTACTTGTGGAGAAGCTACAGGAAAGAAGAGAGCTAGCCAGCTTGCAAATAGAGAACCTATAAGTAGAGACACTATAGCAAGAATGGCAAGTTTTAAAAGACACCAACAGCATAAAGACGTACCTTATAGCGAAGGCTGTGGAGGTTTAATGTGGGACGCTTGGGGAGGAACTTCAGGAATTGAATGGGCAATTAATAAGTTAAATAAAATAGAAATGAAAGAACAAATAAACTCAATACTTCAAAAAGTCGGTTTAAAGGCTGTAGAAGTAAAACTAGAGCAAATCATGACAGCAGACGGACAAGCTGCTTTAGAGGCTGAAATTTTTGAAGCTGGCCAACCTGTATTTATTGTTAACGAGGATGAAAGGATACCTTTACCAGTAGGCGAGTATGCTATGGCTGACGACATGATTCTTAAAGTAGCTGAGGAAGGTATTATAGCTTCTTACGAAAAGAAAGAAATGGAAGCTGAAGAGCCTATAGCTGAAGAGGAGGTAGAAGTAGAAGCCTCAACTGAAGAGCCAACTGCTAAAAAAATAGTTGAGTCTGTTTCTAAAGAAACTTACTTTGCTGCTGAAGAGGAAGCTCCTAGTAAAATTAGCGAAGAGGACAAAGCTGAAATTATAGGCGAAATTAAAAAGCTAATTTTAGAAGAGATACCTTCTATTTTAGAAGATATGAAAAAAGACGAGGAGAAAGAAGAGGCTGAAATGGAAGAGGAAGTAAAAGAGGAAACAGAACTTTCTAAGCCTATTAAACATAACCCTGAAAATGTACAACCTAGAGAACAAATATCTTTCAATAAAAAAGAAGTTTCTCTACGTTCTAAAGTATATGACTTAATAAGCAAATAATAATTTTTAAATAAATAAAAAATGGCAACAACAACTTCAATTACTACTACTTACGCTGGCGAGTTTGCTGGTAAGTATGTAGCTGCTGCGCTTTTACCAGCGCCGACTATTGCTAACAATTTAATTACTGTTAAGCAAAACGTTAAGTACAAAGAAGTACTTAAAAGAGTAGGACTAGACGATATCGTTAAAGACGGTTCTTGCGACTTCGACCCTACTTCTACATTAACTTTGACTGAGAAAATTCTTGAGCCAAAAGATTTACAAATTAACTTGTCTTTGTGTAAGGCTGACTTCAGAAGCGACTGGGAGGCTATCCAAATGGGATACTCTGCTTTTGATAACTTACCTAAGAACTTCGCTGACTTCTTAATAGCTCATGTAGCTGAAAAGTCTGCTGCTAGAAACGAGCTTTCTATTTGGCAAGGTAACGCTGCTACTACAGGACAATTTGACGGTTTTGAAAGACTTTTGTCTTTAGATACTGAATTACCAGCTGCTCAAGAAGTTACTGGTACTACTGTTACTTCTGCTAACGTAGTTACTGAGTTAGGTAAAATAGTAGACGCTATGCCTGACAGCCTTTACGGAAGAGAAGACGTTAGACTTTATGTATCTAACAACATCTTCAAAGCTTACGTTCGTTCTTTAGGTGGCTTTGGTGCTGCTGGAGTAGGAGCTAACGGGTTCGAAGGAAAAGGTAACATGTGGTATACTTCAGGAGGTGCTTTGTACTTCGATGGTATTCCTGTTGTAATGTGTCCAGGTATGTCTGCTGATACTGCTATCTTGTCAACTATTGACAACTTGTATTTTGGTACTGGTTTATTGTCAGACCACCAAGAAGTAAAAGTATTAGATATGGCAGACCTTGACGGTTCACAAAACGTACGAGTAATTATGCGTTTTACTGCTGGCGTTCAATATGCTTTTGCTGCTGACGTAGTTACTTACGGAATTGTTAACGCTGTTAACTAATAAACTGAATTAATAACTTAATAAAGGGGTGGGTTAACGCCCCCCCTTTTTTATAAAAAATAGAAAATATGGCATGTGATATTTCAGCTGGTAGACTTGAGCCATGTAAGGACAACGTAGGAGGACTAGATGCAATTTACTTTGTAAATTACGACGACTTACCTTCTGAGCAAATTACCTTAGATGTAAACGACCAAGTTACAGCAATAGGCGGAACGCCTACAGCGTACAAATACGAATTAAAAGGAACTTCTAACCTAGAGACAGCTATTACTTCTAGTAGAGATAACGGTACTACTTTCTTCGATGCAGTTTTAAACGTAATGTTAAAGAAGCAAGACCTAGCAACTCATAAAGAAGTAAAGTTACTTTCTTGGGGAAGACCTAAAATTTTCGTAAAAGACAACAACAATAATTACTTCTTAGTAGGATATGAGCACGGAGCTGACGTTAATGGAGGTTCTATAGTGACTGGTGCTGCTTTTGGAGATATGGCTGGGTATAACTTAACTTTTCAAGCTATGGAGAAACTTCCTCACTTGTTTGTTGATGCTACTTCAGACCAAACTTTAGCAAACTTAGGAATGAATATCCAATTAGGAGACGGTTCTACAATTACACCAATACCATAATAGTTTTATAGTTTAATTGTTTTAAGGGTAGCTTTCGAGTTACCCTTTTTTATTTTAAAACAAATTAGCACTTAAACGTATATAAGTTATGATAATATTGCAAGAGACAGGGATAGCTCAAGAATTTAAAGTAATTCCTAGAGAGCTAGCAGCGGATAGCATGACTTTAACAAGTGAGACAACAGGCGAAGCTGTTACTTATGTAATAACTCCGACTATAGACAGATATTATTTAGTAATTAATGAAATAGTTGCTTTAAAAGAAAATAACTTTTATACAATAGAATTAAAAAACGCTACTGATATAGTTTATAAGGACAAAATATTTTGCACTAATCAAACAGTATCAGACTTCAGCGTAAATAATAACGAGTTTACAACTTATTCAAGCGACAACGACTATATAACTTATGAGTGATATAAAAATACTTAACCTCGCAGCTTATGAAAAGCCTGAGATAAAAGAGGACACTAGAAATAACTGGGTAGAATACGGAGACAATAACGACTATTACGACTTCTTAATAGAGCGTTCTCGAAACTCTACTACTAACAGCGCAGTAATAAACAACGTTTCTCGTTTAATTTACGGACGTGGACTACATGCTTTAGACGCTAGTAGAAAGCCATCTCAGTACGCTGCTATGAAGTCTATATTTAGTTCTGAGGACTTACGAAAAGTTATCAAAGAACTAAAGATGCTAGGAGCTGGACACTTTCAAGTTCACTACGACGAAAAACACACGAAAGTTATTAAAGCTTATCATATTCCTACTAACTTAATTAGACCTGAGAAATGCAACGAGGAAGGCGATATAGAAGGCTATTATTACTGTGACAACTGGAACGAA